TGTATGGTGGTTCTATCTCCCAGCACCAAGTGATCTGGATTCACACAGCCCATGTTTGAGCAGGTATGCACAATGTATTCTGATTCAGCCAGAGCACGACCATATTTGAGTCTGCCCAGCACACGATGCACAGTGGTCATGATCTTGCTGCCATCTGCACGCCAAGCACCGGTCATTCCATAACCCTGTCTGTGTTTGCCTGCTGTCCATTCCACACAGCCATTCTTGCCTGGTTGTTGGTGCCGATTGATATAAGTCAAATTGCACCATATGTCATACACCTGTGTGCGTAGTTCTGTTCTGGGTCTTCCTGCCATAGCATTCTCCTTGTGCTGTTATTTATTGTGAATAAATATAATCATGAAATACACATGGCTGCCAGCCGCAGGTGGGGACATAGTGCCCATCATGCAAATCGCACAAACACACTTTCAAAACGAGATAGACGATATCTTTGTACCAGATCCTGTGGCCTATTCACGCAATGTGGCCACTGCTGTGGTAAACCAATTCTACACTCCGGGATCAGAACTGTTAACTGTTGCTAAATCACAGGATACCAATGTTATCTTGGCTTATCTGTGGACAATACGCAATCAGCGAGCACCGTGGTCAGACGAGGAAATGAGCATGACACGCATGATTCATGTGGACATGACCCTGAGTCAACGCACAAGAGTTAGATTGGTGCAGGACATGATTGACATCCAAGAAGCCTGGTGTCGTGCGTATGGCATTGGTATTGTGTGTTCAACCACCATGCGTCATGAGCAGGCGGGGTTTTTGGAACTGCATCGCCGTGCTGGCTACTCAGTTCGTGGCAGTTATTGCTACCGCCGTTTAGTCTAAAGTTGAATCCAGCATCCAAAGACTCCGGGCCAAGTCCAGGATTTGATCCTGTGCATAGTTGGCTATTTCTTCGTGACCTTCTGCTGAAGCCACTGCCATGAGTTCTTCATAGCAGCCTCGGAGGCTTTCAAGGTTGTCACGCACTGTGCCCAACAGGTCTTCACTATCGCCATCAACTGTGCTGTCTTCAATTTCACTTGCATCTAATATCTCCTGTATGCTACGCGGGGCAAACTCACCTACTGTACGGATCAGTTCACCCAGTGTGTCTATCTGTGCTTGGCGTCGTTCATACACACCCTGCAACAGTTTGTGATCCGATCTAAAGTTTCTACCCACAATGTTTAGGTGTGCAGAATGGCTGCGGAAGTATGCCACAAAGTTGTCGTTGAATACCTGGGTTAGTTGGTCTGCTGTGTTCATCGTTTAATACCTTGTGCTCGTTTCTTTTTCTCTTCTGCTGCCTTTAGTATGGCAATTTCTTCTGGGCTGGTGTAGAACAATCCCGCAGCCACTTGTGCTGCTGGCAAGGCTTTGCTGGCCATGTTGCCCATGGCAGGCAAGATCTTGTCCAAAGCCAATTTTTGCACAATATTTCGAGCATTGCTTATCTGTGGTGCAGTTGTGGGTGGCGGTGCAGATGCAGGCATTGAGACAGGTTGTGGAACATTGCTGGTAGGCACATTGTAAGTTTGTGATGTAGTTGATGCAAATGTTCGTGGTGCTGTTTTGGCTGCTTTGGCTGCAGCGTTGGCTTCTCTCGTTTGTTGAGTTTTATCAAATCGCTGCTGAATACCTTTTGCCATTTCCATTTGTGCGTTGGCCTGTGCTGTTCTTGCGGCAGCACTTTCTTTCATGGCATTGAATCCACTTTTGAGTGTGCTGGCACCATACAGGCCTGCACCACCAATGGCCACTGGCAGTGCATAAGGTGCCACAGCAGTGCCAAATGTGCCTATTGTTTCTTTCCAAGAAGTTTCAGGTGTGCTACCATAGTCAGGCACTGTTTCGTCCACACGCACAGGAGCATCAGCAGACTGTTCAGGACTCACAGGACCAGGTGCTGTGCTACTGCTGGATGATTTTTGTTCTTGCATGTACGCATTGATGTCTTCATCGCTGAATCCGGCTTCGCGTAGTTTCTTGACTTCTTCTTCCATGTTATTTTCCTGTAATGGCCCGCATTGCGGCTATCTTTGATTGCTGTGTTGGATACACAAACTTTTGTGTTTGTACATCGTAGTTGGGTGTTGGCAACACATTGAAACTGTGTATGCTGGCATTTCTGTAGAAGGCCTGTGTGTCATCATTGGGTTTCTTACGCCAATCTTGACCAAACTTTTGCACCATTTGTGCATCAATGTAGTTGAGTCTGGCTCGGTAGATTGATTCGTATTGACGATTCAACATGTCTTTTTCTTTTGACCAGGCACCTTCCAATTGTGATTGCGTTTTGTAAGTATCTCTGTTGGCGTTCAAGAAGTCTTGTTTGCGTTTGTTGATGTCACCCGCAAACTGACTGCGTGTCAATCCTGTGAGTGCAGCATACGCTGGCAAGTCACCAATGTTGGTCATGTTGGCTGCTTGGTTCAATCTCATGTCTGCATCAGATTTGGGACCTTCGCCTGCATTTTCAGCCAAGGTCTTGGCATTGATACCTGTGTTGAGTTGTGTGAATTCTTTCAAGGCACTGAGTTGTTCTTCTGGAATTGAAATACCGCGTAGGTCTTCACTGAGTTTGACTCCACCTTCTTCACCACTGTAGGCACCTGACACAGCGTCGCGAATCACAGCACGAGCCTTGTCATAGCCTGTGCCTGAACCACGGTATATGCCCATTATGGCACTGTTGGTACCTGTCAGCATGCCCACTTGTGTTCTGCGTGTGTCAGCAATGAACTTGCCATCTTCGCCTTTTTTCTGTATTTCAGGCATGACCTTTTCAACAAATTGTTTTTGTTCTGCTGTGCCTACATCTCGTGCTGCCTGTTGTTCTGCTTTCAATTGTTCTGCGGCTCTGTCTCTTGCACCTGGTGTGCTACCAGACACACCTGGCATTGCGTTTGGTGACACAGGTGCTGTGCTTTGAACAGCAGGTGCAGATCCACCAGATGTTGCAGGAGGTGCTGCAGGAGGTGCTGCAGGAGGTGCTTGCAACATTTGATTACTGCGTTGATCCACCACCAATGGGCGTCCCAGACTGTCGCGACCAGCAATAGCAAAGTTTGTGCCTTCGCGAGCATTGTATTCAGCAAGAGTGCTGGCACCTTTGCTGGCAGCAGCAATAGCAGGCTCATAATGCAGTTTGTTGGTCAACTGTTGTTGTTGAGTGACATTTTGTTGTTCTAAACTGCCGCCGCTGCTTTGTGGACGGAAACCAGTCAATGGCTTGCGTCCTTTGTCAGTTTGAACATAACTAATTGTTGGATTTTTCTTGTCTGTGACCACACGACCAACTTCACCAGTGGCGTCATTTACATAAGTGCCGCCCACAATGTCCAAGTTAGCACCAGAATTCAATGTGTTGAGTTCTTTTGTGGTCAGTGGTGTACCATCCATACGGTAGGCTTCTTGTACTTTGCCTGAACTGGATTTTTTGATTTCAATAGCAGTCTGTGTGCCATCAGCATTGGCAATGGTTGATTGCTCGTATTTGCTGGGTAATAGACCCAGTTTTTCTGCTTCTACATCTGCCATGCGGTTGTCAATGGCTCGCAAAAACACAAACTTCAACCAAGAGCCTTCTTCGCCTTTGGCTCCACGACCTTGCATGGCATTGGCAATGGCTTTGCCATCACCCGAAGCAATCAGTTCATCTCTGCGGGCTTCGGCTCTGGACAAGTTGCGTTCTGTGTTCAGCAGTTCAGTAGCCCGTTCACCGGCTCGTCTGCGTAGGTTTTCTGGTACGGCAGTGTCATTGCGATAGGCCAATAATGCACCAGGATCATCCTGTATTTCTTGAAAGCGTTGTTGTGCCGCAGGCAATGCACCCGCAGTAGGCATGGCAGCAGGTGACGGTGCTTGGTCTGGCATTTGCAAACCTTGGCTGGGTTGACCTGAAGCCAGACTGTATGGACTTTGTGGTTCTGGTGCAGCCATGGGTTCTGGTTCAGCAGGTGCAACAGGTGCTGGAGCAGCAGTCATTGGAAATGTTTGGCTGCCCAATTGTTGTGCTGTGACCACAGGTTCAGGTGCTGGTTGTTGTTGTGCCGGTGCTCCAACTTTTACTTTTCCATTTTCCATGCGTACTTGGCCGCCAGTTTTTTGCACATAACCTTGTGTTTCTTTTGGCAAGTAGTCCAGGGGTGATCCGCCCTGCATCATGGATTTCTTGATGGCAGCATCCACTGCTCCTGGTCCAGCATTGTAAGCAGCACGAGCCAATTCAGGTTGACCTGGATACTTGTTGAGCATGGCCTGATAGTAGTCTTGGCCCACACGATTGCTTTCAGCAGGTGAGTCATCTGCAGCAGGTCGCACACCAAATCCTGGATCGCGAGCAGTGGCAGGCATCACTTGTGCTGCATATCTTGCACCTTTGGGCGAAACAATGGGACGACCTTGTGCATCAAAATCTCTGTTGCCAGATTCTACCTGCAACATCCGATCAAAGTTGGGCGGCATCACTGTGGGTGTGTTGGGATTGGCAGCACTCAAGTCTTCGACTGACCCTTCAATCTTCATGGTCTGTTGGCCAGTGCGAGGATCAGTTGTTATGGTTTGTTTGACTGGACGAGGTTTTTCAACCGTGGGTGCCACAGGTGCTGGGGGTGCTGGTGTTTGTGCGGCTGCCTGGGCTTCACGCTGAAGTCTCAAACGCCGTTGTTCTTCTGTTTCGTCAGCGTAGGGATCTACAGCACCATAATCGCCTTGATAATTTCCCATTGCATCTGTTGTGTAATCCATTATGTTATACCTTATTTGAAGTCAACGCCGACATTGTAGCCAGTTTTGCTTATTCTGCTGCCTTGCGTGCCACTGAAGTCTGGATTATAACTGGCTGTGGGCGTTCCAAAGATCACACCAGCGTATTTGTTGAATAAATCTTGTGGCACCATTGAGGCAGTAACACCTTGACCAGCAGCACCAATGGCTTGACCAAGTCCGCCTTGACCTAACTGTGCCAGGGTTGAGCCAACTCCGGCTCGTTGACCAGCAATGTCTCTCAGCACGCCGGCTGCGGCTGCTTGTTGTTGTGCTTGTGTTTGTCCTGCTAATGCTTGTTGTGCCAAGGCACTGCGGGCTGACCCCAAGTTGCCAGCACCACCAAATGCTGCCTGTTGATTGGCCAAATTTTGTTGGTATTGCATTTGAGCAGGCATCAGTGCTGCGTCCAGTTGCTGGCGTTCATAGTTGGGATCAAACAGACTTTGCAAGCCTGTGATGCCTGTGCGTAGGGCACTTTCACCTGTTGATCCAAGTACTTCTTGTCCTTGATATGCTGTGCCAGCCAAGTTTTGTGCTGCTTTGGTCACACCAGGAGCACCTGTGTTGTACAGTTCTGTGGCACCTTTCACAGCACCTTGATATGTGGGAGCAATGGTTTCAGTAAAAAACTGATTTTGTGCTTGTATTTGTTGACGCTGTTCGGGTGTCAACTCTGGTGTGGTCACTTGTGTGCCACCTGATTTTCCAAAACTCATTGTGCTTCTCCTGCTGGTTTAATATTTAGTGTGTTCACGATTTCTCGCCTTTTTGTAGTGTTATCTTGGTGCCACAGGCCCAGATGATTGTGTGAACTGATTCAAGTATTGATTGAGGTCAGTGGGTGTGTACATCTGCTGTAGGCCAAATGGTACTGCAGGTGCGTTGGGCACTTGATTGTACAGGGCCTGGTCAAATACAGGTCCTGGTTGATAAGGACGCTGTCCATAGTAGTATTGACTCTGCACCGGTGAGGTTGTGTTGTAGTATGGTGAAGGCTGTATGAATCCTGGATTCAGGCCTGGATTGTTTACTTGTCCTGCAGTTCCAAACATTAGTGGTGTGATTGGACCATATCCTTTGAATTTTGTTGCAGGATCTTCGCCCACTGGAGGAGTAGGCACAGGCACATAAGGTGTGGGTGGTGTGATCACTTCCACAGGTGCTGGTCCAGCAGGTGGCGTGACTGGTGGTTCAACCACAACAGGAGTCACAGGGGCTGGTGGATTCACTGGTGTGGGTTGTAATGGTGTTAGAGGTGGTGGTTGGGTAATATCCACATTGACCACAGGAGGTCTTGGTGTACTGTCTCCAGGAACCAAAGGTGACAAAGGTGGCTGTGTTGCAGGAGGTGCTGGAGGACCCATGGTCTGTCCAGGAGGTGTCACATTGCCCAGCAAATCTCCTGTGCCAGTGTACAATTCACCGCCGGGTGTGACAAATATTGGTGCACCATTTTGTTCGCCGTATTTTACACTGCCATCAGGCATCCAGGGAGGAACAGCAGACACAGGTGGTGCAACAGGTGGCAACGGAGTTGGAGTGACCTGTGTGGGCGGCGTGACCGGACTGGTAGTGGGTGGTTGTGCTGGTCCCACAAATTCACCAGGAGGGGTTGTGTAGGTGTATTCGTTTGCAGGTGGTGTAGGTGGACCCACTGTTTCACCTGGAGGTGTTGTGTAGGTGTATTCTGATTCGGGTGCTTGTGCTGGCATTTCCCAGGCATTGGCTGCATCATTGAATGTGGCACGACCACTATCAATGTCAGCGTCAGACGCCAGTACATTGCCTGGTGTGAGTGGTCCACGCACTGCTGATTCTTGACCAACTTTGCCTGGTCTTCCAGCAACTTCCACACCAACATCACCTATGCCAGCAGTTTGTGTGCCGCCGCCAACTTCTGGTGCCCGGGCGTATGTTATAACCCGACCAGATGCATCTAATGTGTTGCCAGTTGCGGCTTCAAAATAACTGACCCGGCCAGCAGCATCTCGCACAGGCACAGTACCTGCTGGACCTGTAGGTGCGGAAGCCAATTGATTGTATGCTTTCCACTCATTGTTGTTGATCAGTTGATTTACATCAACCCCAGAGTTTTGCAATGCCACTGCTTTGTTTAGATCCCAGCCATTGCCGCTGAGTGCATTCACCGTGGCACCTGACAAGTTGCTGTTGGCCACTGTTTGAGCACTGCCTTGACGCACCAGGTTGTCAATGGTTCCACCACCAATGTCTTTGCTCAACAGTTGGGTAGCAGTGCCAACATCCAACTGCCCTCGATCAACTATTCTACTGGCAGTGGCAATATCATTGGCTGTGGCACCAGCCTCAAACAAATCATTGATTTGATTTTCACCAAATTGTGTTTTGGCCAATGTGGTCAAAGTGCTGGGAGGCATGCCCACCGCAGCAAGATCTGCAAGATCTGCAGAATCATACCCCACATCCAGCAGTGTTCTAACTTGGTCAGCAGTGTAATCACTGCTGGCCAGGGTGGCTGCTTGTTCAACAGTGACTTGATTGCTGTTGATTAGATCTCTCAATGGTATTGAGTCGGCCAGGATCTGTTGTTGTTCATTCATCACCTGACCAATTTCACGAGGCACTACATATTCTGTGTTGTTGTATACTTGACCGCCAGCACCAGGAGCAGTGTATGAACTGGTGTTGCTGTTGTACTGTGCTCGCTGTTGAACAAAGTCAGCAATTTTGGCAACATCTGCTCCGTTGGCTGCCATCTTGGCTGCTTCTGTTGCATAGTATTCAGTGGCACCTGATGCTTGTAAATGACTTTTGATTTGTGCTTGACTTAGTCCTTGGGCTTTCAAAGCCACAGCGTCTTGGGCCATTATGCTGGCATCTTCAGCCCGCAACAGGATGTCTGTGTTGTTGCCCAAGGTCACACTTTCAGCAATAGCATCTTTGCCCAGTTGGCTGTTATACACAGAGTTGCCATTCTTACCTGAATATTCAGCAATGATCAAAGCAGTTTGTTCTGCTGAATTGTTGGCCACAATACTCTTGGCTGCCAAATCAGCATGTTCTTGATTGACACCCTGTGACATCAGTGCTCTTGCAACCTGTGCTTCAGTTAGACCGGCCTTTTTGTAAGTTTCTGCATCAGCAGCCACCATCAGGCTGCTGTCAGCAGTTTTCTGTGTGATGTTCAGTTGGTTAGTTTGTATCTTGTCATTGAGTGATTGATAGTAGTTCTTGGCCAGACTGCCCAGGTATGCTGTGGCAGCACCTGTGGCAGCAGCAGTAAACACATCTCGCACACTGCCACCACGAGCAGCACTAATACCACCTGATACCAGGGCTGATCCCAGATAACTTTGCACAGCAGGACTCAGTTGAGCACCCAACAATGCATTGGCTTTGGCACCCAGGATAGGTGTGATATAACTGGCAGCAGCACCTAATGCAGCACCCGCAATGGCCTGTTCAAGTGTGCCGCCAGAAGCCAGGGTCACACCTGCACTGAGTGCGGCTGTGCCCACAACTGCGGCAGCAGTGCCTGTGGCACCAAACCAAGCACCAATGGCAGGAATAGCAGCCGGAAAAAATATGGCCACAGCAGGAATAATAACAGGAGCCAGTTTACGAACCGTGGGCACTACCGTGTCGTTCCATACACTTTTGACACCATCCCACAAATCACTAAAAAAGCCGTATTCTGGTAGTCCAGTTTCAGGGTTGAGTGTGCCAGAACCACCGCGTGATTCCAGCATGGCTGCTTCTGCAGGGTTGATGTGTGCAAGGATAGTATCGCCACCACGACCTTGTGATTGTAATTGTTGTGCTAAGGCCATCATTGACATAGTGTTATCCTTGTGCTTGTGGTTGTGTAGGCATGGCACTGTCAGGCAGTGTTTGAGCCACTTTGCCAATGGTGGCCAACATGGCCAACATTTGTGGATCGGGTTTCTTGAGATTTTCTTCTGTGTCCAAGCCGCGGTCGACCATGAACTTTACAAACATGGGATACTTGCTTTTGTCCATTAGAGCCATTTCTGCTTGGCGTCCTACTTCGGCATAGGCCCAAGCAGGTACACCTGATTGTTCAATCATTTGAACAATTTGCTGGGTCGAAGCCTCGCGTGTTTGTGGATTGGCCATTAAGTTTTGTGTGCGATTGCTGGCACCAAATATCTTGCTTGCAAAGTCAGGAGTGCGTAGTTGTCGGGATTTTTTTTTCATAGTCGTATATTTAACTTGATCAAGATAACCAGGTGGGTTTGACGGGCCAAGTCACTGTTTCTGGAAAGCCTGACTGTTGAGGAACTGCCAACAGGGCCTGACGGTATGTGATCAGTTCTTGTTGTTGGTCAGTGTTGAGACTGGCATACCATATGGGATTGATACGGTCTATTGCTTCCAACATTTTGTTTCTTGTGACTCTTGCTATGATTTTTGATGATTCCGTATCCAACTGCCAGGCACCAGTGACATAATCAAATCGATATTTCAAACTATCTGAACTGGGGTCAGTGGGTAATTCAGTTATTGTGTCTGACACTACCCAATATTTTTTTCCGCTGTATTCTCCTGGCAATATGCCAATGTCAGCAGTAGATTCAGGCAACACAGTTTCAGAATTTTTAACAGTGCTATAGATCTGACCAGTTGAAGGATTATAGGTAGTGTAAATCATCGTTTTAAAGTTTGTAATAAAAGATTTCTAAATGTCACAGTCTGACTGGACATTGTCATTGTGCCACCAGTTTTACTCCAAGCAAATGCAAAAATGTATTTGTAAGTTCCTGCTGCAGATGGAGTGTCAAGATACCCAACATAAGAATCTGTCTCTGCGGACAAATAACTACCTGGTGGAGTCAACGACCCAACCACAGTTTGTGATGCTTTAACTAAAGTATATGATGTGTCAGGATTTTGTCTATAAAGTCCAGTGGCAACCGATATTTGAGTCACAGTGCTTGTGACAGTGAATAAAGATTGTAGAGAAATTTGACCATAGATATAAACTGGTTGATTTGCTTCAACAGTAGTGACATTGATACCGTATCCAGTATCAAAATAATCAGTATTGATAGTTGGTGTAGAAACAGTATTATCAGTATTACTTTGAATTGAATTACCATTACTAACTGCTGCTGCAACCATGGTTGTTGTGGCTACTGTGTTGCTGTTTAGACTACCTGTGGTAATCAATCCTGATACTGTTAAGTTGGCTCCAACAGTAGCGTTGGCACCCACAGCCAGGTTATTACCAATGCTGACATTGCCACCAAATCTGGCATTGCCTGTGTTGTATTGCAACCAATAGCCAGGGCTGGTATTGCTGCCTAATGTGGCACCAAAACTCACAATGTTGCCAGCATACACATAAGCAGTGCTGATCTGCGTGGCAGTGATTGTGTTGGCAGCAATCTGACTGGCTGTGATAGTGCCAGACTGAATGTTGGTGGCAGTGACTGTTCCAGCAGCAATTTGTGTTCCAGTAATAGTGCCTGACTGAATATTAGTGGCAGTGATAGTGCCTGTGGCAATTTGTGTGGCAGTGATAGTGCCAGCAGCAATCTGACTGGCTGTAATAGTACTGGCAGCAATCTGTGTGGCAGTGATAGTGCCTGTGGCAATGTTGGTGGCTGTGATAGTGCCTGTGGCCACCAGGTTGCCTGTGATGGTATTCAGAGCAATAAGATTACCAGTCAGCGTTTGTGATTGCACAAGATTGCCTGTGATAGTGGCCAAGGCAATTTTGGCATTGCTCACGGCCTGATTGGCAATTTGTGTAGCAGTCACAGCATCAGCAATGATCTTGCTGGTGGTAATGGCATTGTCTGCTATTTTGGTTGACACCACAGCATTGGGAACCAATTGAGCAGTGTCTACTGTGTTGCTGTTGAGTGCTCCAGAAGTAATCAAGCCCACCACTGACAAGTTGCCACCAATTTGCACATTGCTGCCAATCACAGCATTGTCGCCAACAATCAAATTGCTACCAATGTTGGCACTGTTGCCAATGCTGATATTGCCACCAAACCTGGCGTTGCCAGTGTTGTTCTGCAACCAAAAACCTGAACTGGAGTTGTTGCCAATGTTTGCACCAAAACTCACAATGTTGCCAGTGTACAAATAATCAGTGCTGATATTGTTGGCTGTGATGGTGTTGGCAGCAATAAGATTACCAGTGATGGTGTTGGCAGCAATTAAGTTGCCTGTGATGGTGTTGCCAGCAATCAAGTTGCCTGTGATAGTACTGACCAGAATGGTGTTGCCTGTGATAGTATTGGCAGCAATTCTATTGCCTGTGATGCTGGACGCAGTGATGGCTGTGCCTGGCATGCTGTTGGCCACAACCACATTGCCTGAAATAACCTGTTGAACCACTGCGGTCCAACCTGATCCGTTGAATTCATATGTTTCACTGGGTGTGCCCACACCTGCACCATAGATAAATGTGCCAGTGTCTCCCACCACAGGAGTCAGTCCTGTGCCTATGGGCGGAGTGAGACTGTCTCTGGCTGCTTCCCACCAGGCTGTGAGTTGCAGGTCGGACGCACCCACTGGAGTTGAGGGTGTGACCACATAGGCCATGGCAATGGGACCGCGTGAACCGGGTGTGCCTGCAGCAGTTGTGACCACATCCAGATCAATAGCCACATTGGCAGTGCTTTGAATAAAACTGCTGCTGGGTGCCACATTGGCTGGAACCAGTTGAATCTGACGACCGCCTTGTGTGCTGTAAAAGATTGTTTTGGTGGTGCCAAATCCTCCAGCCACTTCATAATAAGTGTAGGCAGCAGGTACTGAACTGGCTGCACTGGTGGCACTATTGTACACACCAAAAAAGTTGGCATTGCCAGGCAGCGTTGAGAATCCTGAAGTGCCTGTGGCATTGTTGGCATAACGCAGGTTGATGTATTGATACAAATAACTGTAGGCATTGCCGCCACCAGCGTTGTAGGTTGACACAATACCACTTGTGGTGTTGCCAATTAGTGTGCCAGTGGGAATGGTTGCATTGCCCACATTGCCAGCCTGTCCAAGATTGCTCAGCAGATAGTTGACTGCATCCAGGGTCTGATCTGTACTGGTAACTGCAAATGTGGTCATTATCTGCTGTCCTGTGTGGGTGTGAACTGCCAGGTGATGCCTGGACAAATCCAAGTGACTTCACTGCTGGTGTTGGTGATCCGGATTGAGTTCAATCTAAACACATTTTGGTTGATCTGTGTCCAAGGATTGGCAGTATCAACATCTATCGTGACAGGAGGTAAAAATGAGGGTGTTTGGCCCACACTATCAGCACCACCCACTTCAATAGTGATGGTGGCATTGGGTGGTGTGTCAATGGGCAGGCCTCTACTGTCAAGGCTGTTGACTTCTGGTAAGATTCTGTGCACCATCAGTTGTTCACTGTAGTTGGGCAACAAATGAATGTTGTCTCTACGAAACTCACTGGTGATAGGTACCACACTGCTGTCAACAGAAATAAACTCGTGTCCGCGATCTTTTTGTATGAGTTTTGATCCTGGATCACCGCGGCTGTACACCACTGTGCGACTGGCATCATTGAATCCTGATGAGGAATCTGGAAACTCTTGATACACAGGTGATTCGGTAGCATGACTGGCATCTGACACATCTCTGGGTGCGTTGAACACATCCAGGTTGTATTTGTAGGCCAGCATCTTGTTGCACCATCCTGTTGCACTGTCGAGATCAGGATAGTAAATCTCAATCTGACTCTTTTGTGTGTTGTTGATCAAAAACACACGATCAGAGTAGGCAGGATTTATGTTCTGAAACAAGTAGTTTTTCACACGCTGAGTGCCCAGGCCTGTGAACTTGCTGCCATCAAACACCCAGATGTCTCTGGCATCCAGGCCATATACTGCATTGTCTGCTGGAGCCCAGCAGTTGGCGTTGAGCAGGCCACGACCTTGATTGAACAAGCGTATGCCCAGCACAGGGTTGTTGGTGCCTTGATAACTGATTGGACTGAACACCACTGTGTCCCAGTATGAGCACACAAAGAAGTTGCCACCACTGGGGAATCCATCTACCACAGGACCACGCACAGGAACTTCAACTTCGTTGGCCACGCCCACTGTGGTGGGTGCCCAGGTTGTGGGTCCATCATTAAGACCAAATGCATTGCTCCAACGCACTGTGGTGGGAAAGTTGGTGATGATGCCTGTGCCTGTGGCTGTGGCTGTGAGGTTGCCAGCAATCAAGATTGAGCCCACATTGGGTGTGTTGTACAAGCGTTGAAAACCGCAGGTCAGGGCACTAACAGCAGGATCATAGTTCCAGATATAACCAGGACCGCCTGGATTGTTTGAATAGGCCACAAACTCACTGGCTGTGCCTGTGAGATACATGGGTGGGTTCAAGCCATCGTTGATGAACAAGGTGGTGCCATTCCAGGCTTCTGTGATGTTGACATCATTGCTATAACCTGCAAATGGCACACCTCCAGGAGCACAATTCACAATGCCACCTGTGCTTTGTCTGTACCAGTTGCCTGCTGAAGTGGCAATGATGTACCACCACACATTGTTGGCTCTGTAGCCTCCGGTGACATAGATGGCAGTTTCGTCATTGGGGATATCAAACAAGATTTCTTCATCGCCCAGCACAGAGCGTATGCCACGAATGTCAGTTTCCACATTGAGGCCTGAATTGTATTCCTGTGCACCTAAATTGGTGCTGGGAATGTCAGGAGTAAAACTCATATTTGTGAACGGAGTCTTTACTTCTGTTAGTACGCTTTTGATCTGTGCCATTTGTTGTTTACCTTACGCTATGCGATATCTAATGATCACTGTGCCTGATCCGCCAAAACCAATTCCGCCGGTGTCGTTACCGTCCCCACCACCACCACCACCAAGATATGGAGTTCCATACTGTGGGCTTATGGTTCGTGTGCCACCGGTACCACCGCCACCAAGTCCACCTGCACTGGTTGTTGATGAAGTAGCATTATAACCGCCACCGCCACCGCCACCATAATATGTTGCAGTTCCAGTAATGCTATTTTGCACACCATTACCGCCTGTGGCTGTGCCGGCTGCAGTTGGCGTTGCTCCTGCACCACCAGCCCCACCACCGCCACCACCTAAGGGTGTGGAAGCGTTACCATTACCACCAGCAAACCCACTGCCAGTTGTGGCACCGCCCACCCCGCCGTTGCCGCTGCCACCGCCACCATTGCCGCCAGTTTGACCGTTGCCTGCTCCGCCACTATAACTGCCACCGCCACCGCCACCTCGAGCCAATTGACCAAACACCGAACTGTTGCCACCGGTGTTGCCACCTACTGCAACTGCGTAAGTGGTTGCGGACACGGTGAAAGATCCTGACAGCACCTGACCACCACCACCACCACCACCTCCTGCTGAACCACCAACATCACCACCAGCCACAATCAGGTATTCTACAACACCACCGCTGCTGACCACAAGATTGCCTGTAAAATTGGTTTCATCTGGTGATGTGAATGTGTGCAGTCGATATGTGTTTGAATCAATGATTACATTGCTTTCGGTGCCGCCAGTGGCAACAACAGTAACTTGATACGCATCAATTGTGATGCCGTTGCCTATTGTGATACCGCCGCCTATGGTGATAGCCATGTTTATGCTCCTGGGGTCTCGCGACCCACTGTGAGATACAACTGTTCAGCAGTGGTTTGATCAACATCAGTGACCCAACCATCTGCCCACACATGTCCATACCATACTGTGGATCCATCAAACCTGTCATCTCTGCCGACCTCATTGCGTAGTTGTGCATCTGCGTCGCCTATGGGTCGTTGACCTGTGGCTATGCTCACAAACAATGACTGATCAATCTCACGCCATTGATAACCGCGTATGGTGCCGTCTGCTATGATACAACTCAATCTATAATACATTGTTCATCCTTAACTGGTTGCGTTGGTAAATGTGATGCCACCGTTTGAGCCATCCATGTGCATCAACTGCACTGTATAACTGTCCACCGTGAAAGGGGCTGTGGGCACTGGAATGTCAGCATTGGGGTTATCATACCGATAAGTGTCTGACATACAAAACTCATCAATGTAGACATAGTCGCTGCCAGAAATTGATCCCAGGCCACTGTCGCTGCCGGCAGCCGAGCCAATACGAATACGGCCGCTGCCTGTGCCAAAATTATAATTGCTGGATGCGTTGCTTTTGGGCAACACAGTGCCATTGACCCAGGCCGCAAATGATCCTGACTTGCGTTGAATTACCACAAAATTCCACTGACCTGTGGGCCAGTTTGTGGGCAAGGTCCAGTAATCCAAGTCAGCCCGACCGCGGGCAAAAATACTCAATTTGTCAGTAATAGTATTGGTAGTATTTGCATCAAAACTTTGGGCCAGGCGAAATGCAAATCCATAATCGGTGTCATGACTGTGGGCATCACTGCTCTTACTATGATTGCTTCTACTATCTAACCAAATGTAACATTCAATGGTAAAATCCGTGGTACCCCAATTACCAATTGTGGTGTTGGCACTGTCGATGCGAGATCTGGCCTGAGAATCTACGGCCAATCTTTCACTGGCTGTGCCAAACTTGTATTGTGTGGTACTGGTAGTAACATTAAATTCATTAAACCAGGTTAGGCTGGCATTGGTGCTGGCAGTGCCCGCACGACGAGCATTGCTTGTGGACTGTTGTGGTGATTGAAATGCAAATCGGGATGCAAACATGTTATGAATAATTGTTGGTTAAACTTGCGTAATATGTGGTTCCATCATAGAACACACTGGCTATATCAACAGCATTGGCTGTGCCTGTAAGAGTTTTCACGCCTCCGGCCCATTTCATTGTTGATGTCAGTGTGCGACCACCTGTGGCATCTTGAATGAACTTGATTACCATGCTTTGTCCTGCTTGTGGTGTGCCACCAAACGCATTCATTGTGACATTGCCTGTGAGTGTGACCTGTTGAATACTGCCCAACGCAATGTTGGGTGTGATGGTTGCGGCATAGGTAATGGTGGCCACATAGTCTTTGTAGTTGATGATGCCTGTGGCAACACTGCCACTGACTCCTGTAAGATTGCCACCTGTGATATTGCCAGTTGCAGTAACTTGACCGCCTGTGACAAGATTGCCACCTGTTATGTTGCCTGTAGCACTGGTTGTTCCACTTGTGGCCACATTGCCACCTGTTATGTTGCCAGTTGCTGAAACTGTGCCACCTGTGGCTATGTTGCCACCTGTTATGTTGCCAGTTGCTGAAACTGTGCCACCTGACGCAATATTGCCACCTGTTATATTTCCAACAGCACTGGTTGTTCCGCCTGTGGCCAGGTTGCCACCTGTAATTGTGCCTGTGGCACTGACTTGTCCTGCTGTGCGTAGATTGCCTGCATCCACATTTCCTGTCACACTCAAACTGGCCAATGTACCAACCACGGTTGCTACTATTCCTGTAAGTGCTGATCCATTGCCCAGGAAATATGGTGCTGTGATGTTGCCTGCTGCTGATAGTGTGGTATTGGTTACAACACCTGCAGGTCCCACATTATATTGTTTGTTTGTGCCAAGGAGATCATATGCTACAAATATACCACCGTTACTCAGATTTACCGTGTTGAGCGGATTGGCTGCAAAGTTTGCAGCATTAATAAATGTCAGGGCTGAATACGCATTGGCCAAGTTTGTTTGTGGATTCACAATGTCAATGCTGCCAAATGTGTTGGGATCCACGCCATCACCTGTGTAAGATATAAATCCACCACCAGGCAAATTTACTATTTTGTTGCTGTCATTCACATTCACATAAGCAGCAGCATTTGACGCATCACGCAGATACACTGCAGAGTTGGCAGTAGCGGCTGCGACACCTGTGAGTGCTGATCCATTGCCAACAAAATAGTTGCCAGAAATATTACCAGTTGCTGAGATCAATCCACCTGTGGCCACATTGCCACCTGTGATGTTGCCTGTGGCTGTGATAACACCAGCAGTGGCCACATTGCCACCTGTGATGTTGCCTGTGGCTGTGATAACACCAGCAGTGGACACATTGCCACCTGTGATGTTGCCAGTAACACTGGCTGTGCCACCTGTGGCCACATTGCCACCTGTTATTGTACCAGTTGCTGTAATTAGACCAGCAGTGGACACATTGCCACCTGTGATGTTGCCTGTGGCTGTGATAACACCAGCAGTGGCCACATTGCCACCTGTGATGTTGCCAGTTGCTGAAACTGTGCCACCAGTGACCAAGTTGCCACCTGTTATTGTGCCTGTGGCACTGGCTATGCCACCTGTCACAATGTTGCTGCCAGTGATGTTGCCACCAGCACTGATTACACCTGTGGTGTTAACAATATTGGCAACAAGATAATTAACTCCAGTGATATTACCAGTAACACCTGAAGTAACAAGTGTCTGAGCAGTGACTGTGCCAGGAACAACCATGCCAGTTGAACTAAATGTGGCAACTGTGGTGCCAGCCACACCCACTGTGGTGTTGGCATTTAATGCTACGCTAACATTTGAGGTGCCATTGATGATTTGTGTGCCACCACTCACAGCGATACCTGTAAGTCCAGCACCATTACCTATAAAATTGAAGGCAGTGATATTGCCTGTGGCTGAAACTTGTCCAGCAGTGGTCAGATTGCCACCAGCAATGTTGGCTGTGACAGCCAGGCTGCCCAATGTGCCTACACTTGTGATATTGGTTTGTGCTGCTGTGGTCAATGTGCCCACAATGCTGGTGCCACTCAGGTTGCCACCAGTGATATTGCCTGTGGCACTGATCAAACCACCAGTTAATATATTGCCACCAGTGATATTGCCTGTGGCACTGATCAAACCACCAGTTAATATATTGCCACCAGTTATGTTTGCACTCACACTCACAGTAGTACCTGTGTGGGTGGTAGCATTGACATTGGCTCCGCCTAATATATTACCACCAGTGATATTGCCAGTAGTGGATATGGGATTGTTGGCAAATGCTGCCAGATTTGCTGCTACATTGGCATTGCCATATACGGCTGGCAAGCCTGTGAGTTGACTTCCATTACCTAAAAAATAACTTCCTGTAACATTGCCCACAGCACTGATGCCCTGACTGCTGATCTCAGCCTGTGTGACATTGGCCACGCCTATTGTGGTATTGCCGTTGAGTGTGACACTTACATTTGAAGTGCCATTTACAATTTGTGTACCGGATGTGACAGTGATACCTGTTATACCTGCACCATTACCAAACAAGTTACCGCCAGTGATATTGCCTGTGGTTGATATGGGATTTGAACCAAATGCTGCCAAGTTGGCAGCCACATTGGCATTGCCGTAAGTGGCAGGCAGTCCAGTTAGTTGACTGCCATTGCCAAAAATGTATCCGCCAGTGATATTGCCAGTTGTGACAATGGTGTTGGAACCAAATGCTGCCAGGAATGTGGCCACATTGGCATTGCTGTAAGTGGCAGGCAATCCGGTGAGTTGACTTCCATTACCCAAAAAGTATGTGCCGGCAATGTTGCCTGTGGCTGAGATGTTGCCAATGGTGTTGCTACCATCTGTTGATGCGGCCAACAATGAAACCACATTGGCATTGCCATATGGTACGGCGGGCACTATGGGACTGGCATTGGCTCCATATAAACTGGTAAAATTTGAACTGCTGGTTGTGGCCACGATGCTTTCCTTATTTGATGTTGTACTGGCGATATTGACGGGGCTGCCAAACACTGGTGAGTCTTGTGTGTCCGCCAGACCATTTGCCAAGATTGTTTTGGTCATTCACAATGTTCCAAGCATCTTTGTATTTGGCATCGTAAATGGCAGCGTCTTGTTCGTTGTGACGCTTGATGTAGTATTCACGCAGGCTGGCATACACATAGCCTTCAGCCCAGGTCTGCAACACCGCATTGGTCTGCACTGTTTCACCAGGATCTCCACCTGTGACAGGTGAGAACAACAAGGGCCAGGCCTTGTAGTAGTAAAGATTGATTAAGGCACCTTCGCCAACCCAGGGCAGGAACTGGTATTCATTGTACACTTCTGAAAACTTGCCGCGAATCACTGCCGGCACATTTACAGGGCTCAAGTACAACTGGGCAATCATGCCCTGTGTTATGACATCTCTGTCGCCAATACGATCATACACAATCCAAGGCCCTGTAGGCGATGATTCTTCACCGCCAGGCTGTCCTTGTTTGAAAAACAGAATGGGCTTGTTCATGTCTGACGGAATGGGCACACGCCCGTAAGCATCTGCTACACCAATGTTTTCTGCCGCATATGGATCTGACCGTAGGGCTGGCAGTTCAATGTTTCGCATTGACAGTTCTGCCATGTAGATACATTTTTTGATTTCAGCATCATCGCTGGATCCTGTGAAATCTTTCAGGAAGTCAACCAGGTCATCACCTGTGGGGATTTGGAAACTCATAGTGTGTGTCCCTTAAAGAACTTTTGTTGCCCCACCTTTGATGGGTAAGGCACATCTATTGGAATAGGCAACTTACCGCCTGGATAGCACACATACTGTGGGTATTCTTGTTGCACAACTCGGTAGAATTGTGCTTTGAGTGTGCGGTCATTTTTTACAGCAGCCCAGGGCATGCCACCAAAATACTGATCACTGATGCGGATGCTGACCACATTGGGCAAGTCCATCCATTTGTAGCCTAACTTGCCATCAGGCATGACTGGTGCCAAGGGATCGTTGTGTCCTGCTTCGGCTGCTTCGCGATACAGTCTACAGCGTTCGGCCACTGCTTCTGCGTTGACTTGTTCTCGTTTGATGTAGAACTTGCCATCTTCGCGTCCTGTGGTGGTTTTGATGTTGTTTGAGCCTGACCAAGCAGTGCGGGTCCAATCGCCCTTCATTGCGTTGTACAGGGCATCATTTTTCAGCAGGGCATCAGCCACACCATTGTGCGTGGTGATTGTGCCGCCGTGATCTTGACGCAAATAGTCGTAGTTTTTCTCTGGATCCTCATCGGATAGGTATTCTGGTCGGTTTAAATCTTCGTTCATCTTGTATTTAGTGATACCAGCAAATACGCCAGCAACTCCCAATGAAAAGCCCCTCTCGGGGCTTTGGTTTATTTGTCTGCTATCTTCTCCAAGGCATCTGCTATCCTACTGAACGCATAAGCAATGTCGTATAGACAATCACCTACCGTCTCTCCTCCTTTGTTGTTGGGATTCAACTCAGTTGATAGATTGTCAATGCTGTTTGATAGTTCAATCAAACCATCATAAGTTGTGTTTTCTTTATTTGCCATTTTCAAGTCCTTTATATCTGCTCTCGCATTAGTATCTATTATACAGTCGTGACGATACATTAGCAACTGAAAAGGCTAAAGACAGAAACCGTCTGACCAGCGGCGTCGTCTTTACATTATAAATGTTTGTGATTGAGAAGTCAACAAGAAAGGGGCCAAAGCCCCTTTTGTGTTTTGCCAAACCTTACGGTTTAAACATAACTGTCGCCGCCGCCTTCATTTGTGCGTGACACAAATGTAGCAGTACGAGGACCTGTCACAGCCGCACCAGTTGTTGAAATGTTGTTCAACAAACCAACGCCTGCTGGGTTGCGTACAATCAGGGTACCTTCCATCAAGAACTGATCAAGACTTGCGTCGGCATTGCTGAACACTTCATTGTTGGGTCCAAGATCACGCAAACTACCCCACTGCAACACATCTTCGTTCAAGAAGTAGATGCTGTTGCTCACACCTGACTGGTCCATAATCCATGAATCATAGATTTCGTATGTGTAGTTGAAGTCGCCTTCGTAAGTTTGGATGGTGTCGCCACGCTCCACATTACGACGGTTGATACTGGTGTTAGAAGTACCAATGGTGTCAGAGATCATTGTACGCAAAGAAGTTGGAACAACCATGGTACGGATTTTTGCATTGTAGCGTTGTTCAGCAGTGGTCACAAGTTGCTTGTATGTGACAGGTGCAAACACTTGGTTTGTAAATGTGCCAGTGTAGAACTGTGTACCATTACTGTTGATCAACAGGTTACCCACATTGGCAGTGCTTGAGTCAGAACTGGCATTGTTGGTGTTGGTGGTGATGTTGGCTGCACCAGCGTTGCTGGGGTTGAAACTCAATGTACCTGCAAAGGAAGCCAATGAACCCATACGACGACCTTCGGTCTGTGCAGTGGCAGGGCTGATTGCTGTGCCTGCTTGGCCACTGTATTGTGTACCAATTTGGTCAGCACGAACCAGTTGCATTTCCACATCGAACATCAATTCGATCAATTGCTTGACTTCTTGATATGCTTGAGGATCGCCACCTGCTTGCATCACAGCACGGGCTGTGCCAGAAGCAGCAATGGTTGTTTGGAAGATCTGTGTGTAGTTGCCCAAGTTGTAGCGGCTGTTGCTTTCGGCATTGGCTGTTGAGACTGCGGCACCTTCTTGCACGGCTTGTGCGGAAGGCAAACGATACAGGTCATCTGTCCACAAAGGCAATGTTGAATTGACCTTGCGTTTCTTGCTCATACACATGTTGAGCACGGGGGTATCGTCTTTTACACGATTGGATACATCTAAGTCTAAGTCTTTGACAACAATATCACTGCCGTATGCTGTGGTACCATTACCAATTTGACTGGTTGTAATTTCTGCCATTTTAATTCTCCTTGAATATTAGGCTATTATCTACCACCTCTGCTGCCGCGTATCTGTTGTAGTCGCTGCACCAGGAGGTTGTCTCCGGCTTTTTTATCGCCGGCGTTGGCTTGCTCTCGAAGTTTTTGGATGCTGCCCTCTGAATTTCGTCCAGCCTGGGTGTTGCCTCTACGCTGTGTTAGTTGTGCTATGCTGGCACCTGCTGACTTGGGTTTACTTGCGTTGCGGTATTTCAAACCGTCACGCACCAGGGCCAACAAGTTCTCATCAGATGATATCAGGTCAATGTTGGGAATACCTGGGATAATCTCGGCACGGGCTTCAGGCCATATCTTTGCGACTTTGTCACGCAGTTCGTTGTACACATATTCGTTTTTCAACTCTTTATCTGTAAACCCCTTGCGATTACGCTCTAATACTTCCGCTACTTGTTGTCGGCGTATGTCTCTGAACTGGTCCACTGCGGGTTTCATCTGTCCAATAACACCTTGCTGTGACTGAATATAACTTTCATTCTGTCGCATGCTGGCTTCAATCCGGGCTCGGACACCTGGATCTTGCGTGGCTGCAAGTTGTTGCTGGAAAACAGTCTGATAACCTTGAGTTTTCAAGATCTCATCATATGCTTTCTGAAGTTGCGGCTGGACTGTGAACTCCATTGCCAGAGTTAAACCTTCTTGGCGTTCCCGACTTTCTTTGAGATACTCATCAAACTCGGCTCGCTCCACTTTTAACTGGCGTGCTTCTTCGTGTATGGCACCTCCTTGACCCAGGATGGCTGCTGCCTTCTTGGCGTCGATCACGACTTCCTTACCATTTCTGGTAAACTTGAATTTGGCATTGGGATTGGTATCCGCAAATTCAATAAAGTCTATGAGATCTTCACCTGTTGTTTCTGCGTCTGGGTCGCTTACAGGATTGTCCTGGGCGTGGTCCTCATCAGTGGCAAGTACATCTTGATCATAGTCGGTTTCATCTTCCAGTGTTTGTGGCACTGCAGGGCTGGATTCATCTGCCGATGCTTCTGCTCCTGTTGCGGGTTGTCTGGTTGCCTGAATTTGGTTACGCATAGCGGCCATTTTTTCAGCAATTATTCCTTCCAACACTGCGGGTGTGTCATTGGCCGTGCCTGCGGGGGCATTAGGCGTGATCTCAGTTGTCATAAAATTCCTAATAAAACAAGGGTCCGAAGATTACCTTGGTGTTTTATTTATAGTATCCAGGCAAAAAGGTGCGATTATTGCTGTTTAGTTTCCCAGGCCAGGATTTTGTTTTTGTGATACACTGCTCGCTTGAGACTTGTGACAAAGCCATCAATGCCTGACAGGTAGTTGGCCTGTGCAATGCGTGTGATGTTGTCTACATCTGTGTGTCCAGTGATGTTGGTCAAGTTGTCAGCCAGTTCAAACTTGTAGTGATGCACAAACATGGCCAGGTCCCTGTTTTTCAGCAGGGCTTCGGCTTGTGATCCATAGTGTTTGATGGTATCACGCTGTGAGGGTGTCAACCGTTTGATGTCGCTGGTGTCTACCGTGAGTCGTGTGTTGAAACTCTCAATTGTTTCTTCTTGTATCATATCATATCCTGTCTAAAAAAATCAACTGTAGACTTTGGGATCTCCTGCTGCCACAGCCATGTAGTCCAGTTGGCTTTCACTATCAGTACCAGCCATTTCTGCTTGTATCTGTTCAGTCTTGGCCTGTGCAAGTCCTGCATCAGCCAGGCGTTTCTTGTCTTCTGCTGAAGGTTCACGGTTCTTGGCAGCGGCTTCGCCTTGCTCAATCATGGTCTTAACTTCATCATCACTGGGCAAGTAGGTATCGCAGTCTTTGACCCCCAGCACATACAGGGTGTCAGCAAAAGGCTTCTTGACCTTTTGGTAGATTTCTGGTGTGAGTGTGCCAGACGCTGCCATGCCTTGCACTTGTGTGTACAAGTCTGTTTGACACTTCTGAATGATCTGCAAACGACCCAGGGCATTCTCTTGACTCATCATACCCAGGGCCAATTCAATCTGAATGTGCTTGCGATCACAGAAGTTCATGTCGTCCCAGGCCAGGTAGTCAATGAACTCTGGCTTCCGGTCTGGGTGATATCGGGCTGCCAGTTTCTTCACACCGTAGTCATCACCGTATTGGATCAAGGTTCTCCAGGTCAACCATAGTGCTTCCTTCAGACCGTCAGCAGCATTACGCACAGTGTTGTCTTGAATGATCTGGTTTGGTGTCAAGGCCATCTGCAGTTTGATACCTGAATTGCCTGGTGCCATGACTTCAGGGTTGAACACATCTTGTGGAGTGGTCATACCAACCATTGCCATTGTGTCCTGCTGAATGCGGTTCATGGCCACTTCCAGGAACTGCAGATTGCCTGAAGGAGGAGGCAGTTGATAGATGTCTTTGGCAGGATCAAACTTTGAATCCAGGATAAAGATTGCTGATTCGCCGTCCTGCAACATTTCAAAGTCCAGGCGATCTGGTTTCACACCAATACGCGGTGTGGCTGTGAGCAAGCCCAGTTGTATTTCAGCACGGGCTGCTGAAGTGTTGTACTCCTGCATGGGGATCACTGATTCAGCAATGCTCATGCCATAGAAGTTGCCTGGCAAGGGCTTGGGACACATGTTGGCCACAGGAATAAACTCCACTTCTCTGGCACTGATAATGTATGATCCAGAATAGATCAGTTCTACCAGTTCCAATTCACCGTCGCCGTCAATGTCATATCTGTTCCACACAGTGACAATGGAGATCTGGCGGCTGTCAGGATCTGCTGATGCTGCTGAACTCACTGGCACACCCATCACAGGTACTGAGTCGCGAGCGTGTATGGCAAGATTGTTCAGCACTGAACCGGCTTGGTAAGCACCGTTCATGTTGTATTCAGCAAAGCGTTCAAACTGTGCCAGATCAATGTCTGGATACAGTTCAGTGGCTTCTTGAATGGTCATGGGATCGTAGTAGCCACAGAATGGCATGTCACGCATTTCAGGCACAGTGGGATCACAGATCCAATAGTGCTGTGCAATGCTGCGAAACTTGATCTTGATGTTGTAGCCTGT